TCGGAGAACCGGCGATACCCGGCTGAACAAACGCCGCACCAGTGTTGAGATACGGCAACGAACGGACGTAGTTATCGAATGTCCGAACCTGAGGCGATCCTTCCCCGTATTGGTTCACCAATTCGACACGCTTTGCGTAGTTCTTGATCGGCGCGGAGTCGGGGCCGGGCTGATCGGCCTTGTTTTCTTGCTCAAACCGATACAGGTCTTTCGCATCCGCCAGCTTTTGCAGTCGCGCCTGTTCCGCCCGCTGTTCTTCCATCTGCTGCTGGGCCTGCATCATGGCGACCTGCTGCATCATCTGTCCGGCGTGCGGGTTGTCGCCCATGCCGGAAAGAAGCTGCGCGACACGCGACAGACTACCCGGCACCTGCCCCGGTCCCATGTTCGGATTGCCAGTCGGCGTCATGCCCTGCATGAATGCCTTCTGCGCCGCTAGCTGATCCGCCTTGTCCTTCTCTGCCGCCATGCGGTCCTGAGACTGCATCATGCCCGCGCCAAGGTTCCCGAGGACGGACGCCAGCCCGCCAGCCGTGGTGCCGTTGTTCGCGCTCCGGGCGTTCTGCAACAGGGCGCGGACGTAAGGGTTCGTGCGCGGCGTGAGATAGCCTGCGTTGTTAAGCATTCGGCACCTCCGCGTAGTTCACGGCCTTGTAGCCGCCGATCTCGGTTACGGCGTGCGGGAAGATCGCTTCGACCTCATCGGCCATGTAGCCGCGATACGTGCCGCCCCCGCCGACATAGCGATAGTGGTAGACCGGCAGACCGTTCGCCGCCGTGCCGACACGTTCAATGTCCGTCTTCAATCGACGGTCGGAGAACGTCCAGCCCGCGCCGCCATAGGTCGCCGCACCGATGCCAGCGCCTGCGCCGAGGAGATCGAACAGCCCCTGGTTGGCCGCTTGGTCCGCCTGCTGCGACAGCGCGTAGGACGAGTAGATGGAGTCCATCGCGTTCGTCGGCTGCACGCCCGTCTGCGGGGTATTCACGAACTGCGGCCCCTGCACCTGAGTCCCGGAGAGCATCGCCGCCAACTCATTGAGCGGCTGCGAACGCTGCTGGATCATTTCGTTGATGGCGCGGTCCCGCTGGTTGCCCTCAAGGCCGTACAACTGCGCGGCCTGACTGAGCGCGTTCGCCTCAACGGCCAAGCGGGCGTCATTCATCGACCGGGCGTAGTTGTCATATTCAGCCTGGTAGGCCTGAGACGCGGGGTCGGTGATGCCCTGCGCCGCCAGCCGGTCAATCATGCGCTGTTCCTGCAATGCGAACTGCGGATTCATCCGGGCATAGAGCGCGTCGGCCACTTCGTCACGGGTCCCCTCGTTCAACGTCGGCGCGGCACCAAGGGACGAGTAGTCAAGCGGCTGCGACAACTGACCGGAAATCGCGTCAAGCTGATTGTTCGCCGTCTGGCCGTACTTGATCGACGCATCGTTCGTCAGGTCGAGAATCTGCTGCTGTTCCGGCGCAAGTGTCTGCGTTGCCGTGTACTGCGGCGTCCCCTTGTCCGACTTCCCGGTCTGCTCGTAGGCAAGCGACCCCCAAGGCGTGTTCTGGTTGATCATGTTCAACTCAGATTGCGCGATGGCGGTTTCCTTGTTCGCCGCCGCCTGCGCCGCTGCCGTCGCCTTCGGATCGGGTGCCGGTGCTGGACTGCTCTTACCCATGCTCGTATATCCTCTGGTAGTCCGGTTGGAGCATCCGGCAAACTACGCCGTGCCGCCCCCGCCCGAATTGGTGTGCAAGAACCGCTTCCTGCTTGAAGCCCGCGTGCTTGTTGACCTTCAACGCACGCTCGTTATCAATCGGCGTGTGGGTGAAGACCTTGAACACGCCAAGTTGGTGGAAGGGGTACGAAAGGAACCCCCCGATGATCTCGCGCCGCGCCCATATCGGACTGGTCGCCGCCATGCTCATCTCAATTGTTCCGTAGTCGGGCCGGTACTCGTGAAACACCACTCCCGCGATCAGGTGGCCGTTAGCGACAATCCCGATGCCCGCGCCCTTCTCCGGCGCGTCCATGTGCGGAACCTGATCCGCGACCCATTGAACGACCTCGGCGCTGTGGCCATAGAGAAGGGATGGCATTATTCAGCAGCCAGCATTTCCGCCAGAGACACCCCATTCCGTTCCAACAGCTTCATGCGGTTTAGAACGTCTTGGTCCCATGTGACGAAGTTGCGGGTGCGAGGGTCTTTAATAATCATATTCTCCGAAATTAGTTCAGGTGATGAGTATGCCCATTCAGGGGCATTTTGTTTTATTAGTTTGTTCTTTATCGCGTATCGTTGCGCCTCATAACGATCTAAATATTTACCTCTGTAGTCAACAAAACCCCTATTATCCCCATCAAATTGCGCCCTTGCCCTTAATTGGGATGGAACCTTAGATAAGGCATCAAGGTGTGTTTGCCCTGTATAGATTTTTCCTCCCGCCTGAACAGCAGATAATAGTCCACCCTTAGAAGGCAGGTCACCAGCGCCACGGCTCATGCCGTCATAGTATTTCAGGCCGGGGATGCCTGCGCGGGCTAGGGCTTCGGAGGCGGCTTTGTCGGAACCGTAAACTCCTTTCAGTTGACGGTAATATTCTGAACCCGTTGGGTTAGATAGGAACGCCCGCGCCGCTTCTTCGGTCGGGAAGTGTGGGGCTTCTGTGTCGTATAAACCGTCCGCCTTCGTGAACAACCCCCAAGCGTTGTCGCCATACCCGATTTTACCCGGTTCATATTGGTCAAGTGGGTTGTCAAGATTTGCGCCAAGCGCAGCCCTCACGCTCTCCGGCTGCTCACTCAACGGCGCATCCCAATCCAGATAACGGGCTATGTCCTCGTCGGGGAGGTCGTGCATATACATATTGCCTTGGGATGCGGTGATTTCAGCCCGTTTATCCATGAGTGCGTCGTATTCAGCCGCCGCTTGCCGCCCCTTATCAGTTTTGAAGTTGCGATAACCGTGAGCGCTGTCTTCATCCATTACACGGGACAGGCGCTTTAATTCGTCGTTAATCTCGCGAATTGGCCCCATATTCTTTACGTTATCTGCATAATCTTGGGCAACCGCCTTGCTCTGGGCATCATACCGCCCCCAGCCGTAAGCCTGTGCGCCTTCGCCCTTGCCAATGTGCTTGAGGCTTTCCCGTGCACCCTCCGGCCCGTATTTGTGCGGTGAACCCTGCCACACATGCGCCGCCAAAGTGTTCTTGGGCAGGCCGTGGCGGATCGCCTGCATAGACGCGCCCGTGTAGCCCGTTCCCGCGACATTCAGCGCCGTTTCCGTGACCGCCGGGTTCATCTGCATTTGCCCCGCCTCATCGTAGTAAACGGGCGCGTCCATTCCGCTCTGAAAGTTGTTTACCGCGTCGATAGCGCCTTGAGGAAGGGCCAGCGTCCACCCGCCGTCCGCCGTGCGGCCAACCGGCCAGAACGAACCGCGCTTGACCACACTCGGATCAAGCATCCCCGCCAACAGTCCCGCACCCTGCCCGTAACGAGGGTCAAGCATCTTCGCCAAATCGCTCATAGTTGCCCGCCCGGCGTGTACGTAAAGTTGGTCGAAATCCAGCTAGGCCGCGCACTCGTCGTCGCACCCCTGATCCGAATGGCCGCAGCGCGTCCGTATCCACGGACACCACGCCAGCCCCGGTAGACCTGATCGGCAGACCCCCATAGACCGATGCCCCACTTGGCAATGCCCCAGAGCGCCGCCGTGGTCGGGCTTTCGACCGTCACGCCCTCGAAGGTCTTGATCTGGAAATCCAGGTTCAATTCAACCGCAGCGGACGGATTGCCGTCGGACTGAAAGATCGGTTCAACCCGCTTGAAGCCCTTCACCGTCTGCGGCGTGTCGAAATACGAGAACGCCTGCAAGCCATCCCATTCGATGTTGGTCCCGGCATCGCTGTTGCCGTCATCGTACTTGTAGACAACGCCATTGCCGCCGATGTACGCCTCATTCCCCTTCATCGCCCAACACGCGGCATTGATGCCCGTGAAGCGACAGGCGGACCCGGTAATCGTGTTGAACACGAACTGGTTAAACTCGTCATTCCCCTGCGGGATGTTGAAGATCAACTGCGTCCCCTTCGGATACAGGAACGGCTGCCAGCCGAAGCGGTCGCCGTTGTCCCGGACCTGATCGTTGACCGCCTTGTTGATCTTCTGCGACAGCGCGATGATTTCCGTCTGCGAACGGTCCCGCACAAGCGCCGCCGACATCGGAATGAAGCCGTCCTGGGTGACGATGATCAAATCACCGCCCGCCTTGATCATGCACCGACGCCCGATAGGCCGACCGATGCGGAACACGCCGACGAGAGACCACATAGACGCCGAAGACGGGTTTGTTCCGTTGTAGACAATCGCCTCGCCTTCGGACGTGATGAACACGGCCACATCGTCTTGACCGTCGCCCGCGTCACGGGTCCACGTTCCCATCGCCATGATGTAACCGCCCAGCTTGGCGATCCCGGCGAGAGAGAAGGACGAGAACGTGCCGCCGATGGCATTGGTCCCGCCGTAGTAGGCTGTCAGGCTGTTGACCTCGCCTACCCACAACCGCCTTTGGTGGAGATTGCACCACACCAGATTGGCAATCGTCGGGCCGGAAATGGTCGAGTTCGCCCAACTGGAACCGTTGTAGGTACGCGGCGTATCAGCCCCGTTACAGATAAAGACGAACTGCCCGCCACTCGTTCCGATCTGGACCTGCTGGAACCTGTCATTCGACAGTCCCGTGACGACAGCGGCCCCCACGGCCCCGGAACTCGACACGTCGTAAATGTTGCCGTCATTGACCGCGAACAGCTTGCTTGTGCCGGTCAGCGGCGTGTACTCAACCAGCGTCTCCACGAGACCGGACATCCCCGTAGCGTGGCTGGTGATGCCCCTCCGAACCGTTATCTTGTCCGTGGTCGGAAACCAGTTATCGAGAACGATAGCGTCCTCGACCGGCATATCCGCCAAGGCGTCACGGGTGTTCCACCCCCCAACCGGCGGCGGGAG